TAATAAACGGTGGAAATACAGGTGGTGCAGTAACTTCTGGTAACACATATCCAGCTCTTAATACAGGTTGTGATCCTAATCCTTCTAATACAGGATACACATATTTTAGTTGCCAGGATGTATCAGCTCCATATACTGAGTATGGTGTTTGGTTTACTGGAAGTCTTGCTAATTTTGGTGTAGGAGATACAGTATATAGAGATAATGACGGTAATAGTACTTTGGCAGCAGGGCAGTATTGGGTAGTAGCAGCTTCAGGTGGAATTAATTATAGATCCTTTTTTACCTGCGACCCCGCGGTCCCAGAGTGTCCGATCTTTACAGTAAATTCTAGTGGTGTTATAACATCGGTTGGCTGTAGTTGTCCATAAAAATATAAATTATGCCAGTAAGTACTCCTTATCAATTTTCTGATTTTTACGGTTACGATCAAGATTGCTCAACCTTAACTAGTTTTACATCGGCAATAGCTGAGGTAAGTATAGGTTGTAATCAAACATTAAATCAAACATATTATCATGATGGTTCAGGCGCAAGACCAGTAGCTAATGACACAGTATATACAAACTCAGCCGGCACTTCCACCCTTGCTGCTGGAACCTATAGGTTAGATAATAATACTAATTTTACTATTACTGGTTTTGGGGGCGCAGGTGTTGTAGATTCAGTAAGCTCGTGTTAATTAAATAAAAAATATAAAAAACACGTAATATTAATAATAACAAATAATTAAAAATTTTTTAAAATATGGCAATATCATATAAATGGACTATTAAAGCGTTAGATACGCATATTAGTCATGAAGGTAAATCTGATGTAATAAATCAGGTCCATTGGTCATACCAAGCAATAGATGGAGATTACTCTACACATATGATTGGTACATATTCTCCCGCATTTGATAAAGATGATTTTATTGAATATGGAAGTTTAAAAGAAACAGATGTTACAAGTTGGCTAGAAAAAAATCTGGAGGTTGATAAAATGAAAGAAAATTTAAAAAATCAAATTGAAGTTTTAAAAACACCAGTAGCTAAAACTTATAGCAACCCTTTCGTAAAGAAAGAAGAATAAATATAAATTAATCAAGTAAAATTAAAACCATGAGTAAAGAAAACAAAATAACCGAAGAAGAATTAAAAAACTTACAAGAACTATTAGGTAAACTTAATAGTGCATCTAATCAATTAGGTAATATTGAAATGCAAAAACACCAATTGCTACATGCTTCCCAGTCTCTTCAAAATGACTTAAATGCTATGCAAAAAACTTTAGAAGATACATATGGAAAAGTAAACGTTAATATACAAGACGGAACTTATAAAGCTATAGAAGAAGCAGAACCAAAACTAGAGTTAGACGAAACAGAAGAATAGGATCATGTCATTGGTAAGAAAAATTAGTATAGGTAGAGACTATAAAAATGACGCTATGCATTATGCCGTGGGCCAAGAGGTTTATGGCGGTCACATGATATGTGATATTGTGGAAGAGTCTGATAAATTTTCTATTTATATTAAAAAAGGAAAAGAAGTATTACCGTGGAAAGATTTTAATAAAAATATGGCTATAGCCGTTGAGTATAACTTAGAATATTAATGCAAAGTTTATTTAGCTTTATAGTTAAACCCAAAAACGAACGCTACGATAATAAAAAATATATTGATGGTCAAGAGTTACTGTTAAATACAGAAATTTCTGACCATCGGTATGTTAGTCGAACAGGAATAGTGACGTCAATACCTAAGCTAAACAATAGCGAAATACAAGTAGGTAATGAGGTTATTGTTCATCATAATGTTTTTAGGAGATGGTATAATGCTAAGGGTATTGAAAAAAATAGTCGTAGTTATTATATGGAGGATAAATATTTTGTATCTTCTGACCAAATATTTTTATATAAAAAAAATAACAAGTGGCATACGCCAGAAGGCTATTGCTTTGTAAAACCAATTGTATCTAATAATATATTATCGAATGATAAAGAAGTTCCATTTAAAGGAATTGTAAAATACGTAGATAAAAAACTTAGTGGTATTAATAAAGGAGATTTAGTTGGTTTCACACCTGGTAGTAAATATGAATTTATTATTGAAGGTGAAAGACTGTATAGAGTATTAAGTAAATTTATAACTATTAAGTATGGACGTAAAAGAAACGAAGAAGAATATAATCCAAGCTGGACACAAAGCAGTTAAAGAACTTATAAAAGTTGCTAAAGAGCCTATTGTTGAAACAGAAGATGATATTTCAGCTGATAGACTTAAAAATGCGGCTGCTACCAAAAAACTAGCTATATTCGATGCGTTTGAAATATTAAATAGAGTAGAAGCTGAGAAAGCATTATTAGAAGGTACAACTATTGAAAAAAAAGAAAATACTTTTAAAGGTTTTGCAGAAAAAAGATCTAAATAATGTATCAACAAACTTTATATAAGGTTATAGAACCTGTAAAAATAAATACTTTAAAACGTCTTAATAAAACAAAAAAGTGGAAATATGGATACAATAAAGAACATGATATCATCGTTATATCAAAAACTGGTCAAATTGGTGAAATATATCAAATCCAAAATCTTAGGATAGCATTACCAAAGGCTGTAAATGCTTTTAAAGGTAATGATAAATGGGAAGTACAAGAATACCCAAAAGAATTACAAAAGTTAAAAACAATATTTGATTGGAAAGATTTACCAGTTGAATTTCAAAATAAGTGGCATGTTTATATTGATAAAGAATTCACTAGACGCGATGAAGGTTATTGGTTTTACAACAAGGGTAATCCTACTTATATTACTGGCACTCATTATATGTACTTGCAGTGGACCAAGATTGATGTTGGGAAGCCAGAGTTTAGAGAAGCAAACAGATTATTCTATATATTCTGGGAAGCTTGTAAAGCAGATACAAGATGTTATGGAATGTGCTACCTCAAAAATAGACGGAGTGGCTTTTCATTCATGGCATCAGCAGAAACTGTTAACCAAGCTACCATCTCTTCAGACGCTAGGTTTGGAATATTATCAAAATCAGGTGCTGACGCAAAAAAAATGTTTACCGACAAAGTTGTACCAATATCCGTTAACTACCCATTCTTCTTCAAACCAATACAAGATGGAATGGATAGGCCAAAAACAGAATTGGCATATAGAGTTCCCGCAAGTAAATTTACAAGAAAAAAAATAATTACAAACCAAAAAACCGAAGAGCTCCAAGGGTTAGATACAACTATTGACTGGAAAAATACAGGTGATAATAGTTATGATGGTGAAAAATTAGCGTTGCTAGTACATGACGAAGCAGGTAAATGGGAAAGGCCCGAAAACATTTTAAATAACTGGCGTGTAACTAAAACCACATTAAGATTAGGTTCAAGAGTTATTGGCAAATGTATGATGGGTTCAACAAGTAACTCATTAGATAAAGGTGGTGAAAATTTTAAAAAACTATATGATGATTCAGACGTTACAAAAAGAAACCGCAATGGACAGACTCGCTCGGGATTATATAGTTTGTTCATACCTATGGAATGGAACTACGAGGGATTCATTGATTCTTATGGATTACCTGTATTCAACACACCCGAGGAACCAGTCGAAGATAATTACAAAGAGCTTATTGACGTCGGAGTTATTGAACACTGGGAGAATGAAGTTGATGGACTAAAAGGAGATCAAGACGCATTAAATGAATTTTACAGACAATTTCCAAGAACTGAAGAACACGCTTTCAGAGATGAAACACGCAATAGCATATTTAATCTTGTTAAGATTTACGAACAGATTGACTACAATGAAGAAGCTAGATATGATGGTGTTGTCAATACTGGATCTTTTTCGTGGCAGAACGGTATTAAAGATACAAAGGTCGAATTTACGCCAAATCCTAATGGAAGATTTAAAGTAAGTTGGGTACCAAGTGTAGGTTTACAAAATAAAGTAATAATAAAAAATGGTATTAAATATCCCGGTAATGAGCATATTGGAGCTTTTGGCTGTGATAGTTATGATATATCCGGCACAACAGACGGTAAAGGATCTAAAGGATCTTTACACGGCCTTACTAAATTTAGTATGGAAAATGCGCCGCCAAACCGATTTTTTTTAGAATATGTTGCAAGACCTCAAACAGCAGAAATGTTTTTTGAGGATATATTGATGGCGTTGTATTTTTATGGCATGCCAATACTTGCCGAAAATAATAAACCTAGATTACTATATTATTTAAAAAGAAGAGGTTATAGAGGTTATTCAATGAATAGACCTGATAAAGTTTGGAACAGATTATCTGTTGCAGAAAAAGAAATAGGTGGAATACCAAACTCAAGCGAGGATATTAGACAAGCTCACGCAGCTGCAATTGAAAGTTATATAAATTCACATGTAGGTGATAAAGGAAATGGAGAATATGGAGATATGTATTTTAATACTACATTAAATGATTGGGCTAAGTTTGATATAAATAAAAGAACAAAATTTGATGCCGCTATCAGTTCAGGATTAGCAATTATGGCATGTAATAAAAATTTATACGCACCTCGTGCTGATATAAAATTAAAAGATAAAGTTAATTTTAGTTTTGCTAAATATAATAACAAAGGAAATATTTCAAAAATAATACAATAAATGGCTAACGTAATAACAAAAGGTATTTTTCCAAGTCAAGCTGTAAGTGACGCTGAGAAAGCTAGTGAACAATATGGTTTACAAGTTGGTAATGCTATCGAATCAGAGTGGTTTAGAAAAGATGGGGGAAATACACGTTACTTTGCAAATAGAGATAACTTTCATAGGTTAAGATTATATGCAAGAGGTGAACAAAGTGTAGAAAAATATAAAAATGAATTATCTATTAATGGTGATTTATCATATTTAAATTTAGACTGGAAGCCAGTACCTATCATACCTAAATTTGTAGATATAGTTGTAAATGGTATTGCAGAAAGAGCGTATGATTTAAAAGCATACTCAGTAGATACAATAGCTTCTGAAGCAAGAACAAACTATGTTAAAGGTTATTTAGAGGATATGCGTTTATTTGAATTTAAACAAAACGTAGAGGCCCAAACTGGTTTAGATACATTTAATAATGACCCTAATAATTTACCTGAATCTGAAGATGAATTAGAATTACATATGCAATTAAACTATAAACAAAGTATAGAAATTGCACAAGAACAGGCGTTAACTAATGTATTTGATTTAAATAAATACGATCTTATTAAGAAAAGATTAGATTATGATATAGCTGTTTTAGGTATATCTTGTGTTAAAAATAGTTTTAATACAGCTGAGGGTATTAAGTTAGACTATGTTGACCCCTCTGATATTGTTTATTCATATACAGAATCACCATATTTTGATGATTTATATTATGTAGGTGAAATAAGAAAGTTAACCATAGCAGAACTAAAAAAACAATTTCCTGAATTAACAGATGAAGATATAAAAGGTTTAGAGTTCTATGGTCCAGGAAATGCAAAATTATATAATAAATTTTCTACAACAGATACAGTAGACAAAGCTCATGTATACGTATTATTTTTTGAATATAAAACATTTGAAAACCAAGTATACAAAATAAAAGAAGGTAATAGTGGTTATCAAAAAGCATTAAAAAAAGATGATCAATTTAATCCACCAAAAGCAAGTGATCCTAGATTTAAAAAAGTAAATAGGTCAATTGAATGTTTGTATGAAGGAGCAAAAATAGTTGGTCATAAAAAAATATTAAAATGGCAAAAAGCTGTTAATATGACCAGACCTAAGTCTGATATTACAAAAGTACAAATGAGTTACAATATAGTAGCTCCAAGAATATATAAAGGAAAGCCCGAATCTTTGGTTGGTAGGATGACAACATTTGCTGACATGATTCAAATAACGCATTTAAAATTACAGCAGGTTCTTTCAAGATTGGTACCAGACGGCGTGTATTTAGATGCGGACGGCATTGCTGAAGTGGATTTAGGTAATGGAACAAATTATAATCCGCAAGAAGCATTGAATATGTATTTTCAAACTGGTAGTGTTATTGGTAGATCAATGACACAAGACGGTGATATGAATCCAGGCAGAGTACCTATTCAAGAACTCCAATCGTCAGGGGGTAATAATAAAATAGCTAGTTTAATTAATAGTTATAATTATTATTTACAAATGATGAGAGATGTAACTGGGCTTAATGAAGCAAGAGACGGCAGTACACCGGATAAAAATGCTTTAGTTGGATTACAAAAATTAGCTGCAGCAAATAGTAATACAGCAACAAGACATATATTACAAGGTGGTTTATATTTAACTTTAAAAACAGCTGAATCTGTATCGTTAAGAATTGCAGATGTACTAGAATATTCTAATACTAATAATCAATTCATGCAATCTTTAGGTAAATTTAATGTAGGCAATTTAAATGAAGTAGCAGAATTACATACGCATGACTTTGGTATATTTTTAGAATTATCACCTGATGAAGAAGAAAAACAACTTCTTGAAAATAATATTCAAATGGCTATTCAACAACAACAAATAAATCTTGAAGATGCTATTGATGTTAGAGAGGTTAGAAATTTAAAACTTGCAAATCAATTATTAAAAGTAAGAAGAAAAAGAAAACAACAGCTTGATCAACAAATATCACAACAAAATATTCAAGCACAATCTGAAGCTAATGCTCAATCTTCTCAAGCAGCGGCCGCAGCAGAAGTCCAAAAGCAACAAGGCGTTGCGGAAAGTAAAGTACAAATTGCGCAAGCACAATCTCAATTTGATATTGCAAAATTAGAAAGAGAAGCAGCAATTAAAAAAGAATTAATGCAATTTGAATTTGAATTAAATATGAAGCTTAAAGAAGCTGAATCAAATGTAATTAATGATAAAGAGAAGTTTAAAGAAGATCGTAAAGATGAACGAACAAAAATTCAAGCTTCTCAACAAAGTGAATTAATAGAACAGAGAAAAACTGGTAACCCACCTAAAAACTTTGAATCCGCAGGTATGGATAGCTTAGGTGGATTTGGTTTAGAGCAATTTGAACCAAGATAAATTTTTAAATAATTATATAATATTTTATTATGGCAAAAAAAATTAAAGCTAAAGTTGTAGAGACTGAAGAAAAGTCTATGCAAGAAAAAGAGCAAGAAATACAAAAAGATTCCAATTTTGATAAAGAATCAGGAATGTATAAATTAGATTTAACAAAAACTAAAGAAGAAACAAATGCCGTTCAAGAACAAGAAACAAAAGATGGCGTGTTACGCGGAAGCAGCGAGAATGAAAAAGATGGGGAAGAAACCGAAATGGAATTGCAAGACGTACGCGAAGAAGAAGAAATAGAACCAATATTAGAAGAAATAGTCGATGAAACAGATACAACTGACAAGACAGGAGTGGCTGGAAGCGATGAAACTACCAACCCCACACCGGAACAAGAAGAAATATTACAGGAAGAAAAAACACAAGAACCTGTAGATTTACCAGAAAATATTCAAGACTTAGTAAAGTTTATGAATGAGACTGGTGGAAGCATAGAAGATTATGCAAGATTAAATACAGATTATAGTGATGTAGAGGAAGATACATTGTTAAGAGAATACTATAAGCAAACAAAACCACATCTCAGTTATGATGAAGTATCTTTTTTAATAGAAGATAGTTTTGATTATGATGAAGAAATAGATGAACCAAGAGATGTTAAAAGAAAAAAATTAGCTCATAAAGAAGCGGTTGCAAATGCTAAAGACTTTTTGACAGGGTTGAAGGATAAGTATTACAAAGAAGTCAAGTTGGGTTCTAAGTTACTACCTGAACAGCAAAAAGCAATAGAATTTTTTAATCGTTATAATAATGAGCAAAAATCAGCTGACGAATTATTGCAGAAGCAAACAACACATTTTCAGCAAGAAACTAGTAAAGTTTTTAACAATGAATTTAAAGGTTTTAATTTTAATGTTGGAGACAAGAAATACAGGTTTAATGTAAAAGATGTTAATAAAGTAAAATCTCAGAATATATCAAGTGTCTTTGATAAATTTGTTAATAAGGATTCGCTCCTTACCAACTCTGGTGATTTTCATAAAGCTTTATTTGCTGCTTCTAACGCTGATTCAATAGCAAATCATTTTTATCAACAAGGAAAAGCTGATGCTGTAAAACAAATGACGGCAGACGCAAAAAATATTAGCATGGACCCTCGCAAAACTGCGGAAGGTTATGTTGATGCTGGTGGATTAAAAGTAAGAGCTATTTCAGGCGATAATAATTCTGGGCTAAAATTAAAACTAAAAAATTATTAAACTAAAAAAAATTAATTTAAAATGGCAAGTACAAGTTTCGCAGTAGGGACTGGCGGTTTAGTCACTCCTTCTGCTTCAAAAATGACAACTATTGGGTCTTATTTAGATATAAGAAATGATGGTTGGGCAAAACAATATCTACCTGAGTTATATGAATCTGAGGTAGAAAAATATGGAGACAGATCTATTTCTGGATTCATTCAAATGTTAGGTGCTGAGATGCCTATGGCTTCTGATCAAGTTATTTGGTCTGAGCAAGGTAGATTACACATTGCATATCAAGCAACAGTAGCAACAGGAACTGGAACAGTAACAGCAATTAAAAATATTGATGATACAGGTGGTTCTAATGTAGCTCACTCATTAAGAGTTGGTAATACAGTAGTAGCTGTTGTTGAAGGTGTAGTATTTAAAGGTTACGTTAAAACTGCGGCTGCTGCTGCAGACCCAGTAATTGTGCCTTATGGTAATGCTGCAACAATTGGTGATTTATCTGGTGTTACAGATAACTCAAACCAAACTATTAAACTATTTGTTTATGGTTCTGAATTTGGAAAAGGAACTGAAGCAATGACTGAATCAATTGAACCAACTTTTTTATCATTAAGCAACAATCCTATGATTCTTAAAGATCATTTTGAAATCAATGGATCTGATGCTGCTCAAATTGGGTGGGTAGAAGTTTCTGGTGAAGGTGGTCAATCAGGATATTTATGGTATTTAAAATCTCAAGGAGATACTTCTAAAAGATTTGAAGACTATTTAGAAATGTCTATGATTGAAGCTGAGAAGTCACACGCTAATGCTGACGCTGCTGTTCCTGCTGGATCAGAAGGGTTACTTTCAGCGATTGGCTCTAGAGGTATCGTTGGTACTGGTTTCTTTGATGACGCATCTGACCCAGTATTAGCTAGCTTTGACACATTATTAACTAACTTAGATGAGCAAGGTGCTATTGAAGAAAATATGTTATTCTTAGATAGAGGTGCTAATTTAGGTATTGATGATATGTTAGGAGCTGTAAATTCTAACTATGATGGCGGTACATCTTTTGGAGTATTCAACAACTCTGCAGATATGGCTTTAAATTTAGGTTTCTCTGGTTTCAGAAGAGGTTCTTATGACTTCTATAAAACTGACTGGAAATACTTAAACAACAAGTCAACTAGAGGATTAGTTGGTGGTTTAGAAGGAGTATTAGTTCCAGCAGGAACGTCTTCAGTATATGATCAAAATCTTGGTCAAAACGTTAAGAGACCTTTCTTACACGTAAGATATAGAGCTTCTGAAGCTGATGATAGAAAACTAAAAACTTGGATTACTGGTTCACTAGGTGGTGCATCTAGCTCTGGTACTGACAAGATGGAGGTTCATTATTTATCAGAAAGATGTTTAGTAGTACAAGCTGCTAACAACTTTATCAGATTTGACTCTTAATATTTATTAAAGGTAACGGGTGCTTCGGCACCCAATGCCTTTATTTTAACTTTTTATTATATTATATTATATCATGGCAAAAAAACAAAAAGCAGCGGTGGCTGTTGAGGAACCACAAGTGGTTGCCCCACCAAAACCTAAAGTAAAAAATACTTGGGAAGTAAAAGACAAATTATATGAGTTAAGCATAAATGAAACACCTATTGTTTATATTTTAAAAAGCAAAGGTATATTATGGTTTGACAAAGAATTAGGTTATGAAAGAGAAATCAAATATTGTGAAAATCAAAAAACAGTATTTGCGGATGAAATGAAAGGGCCACAAAGAATGAGTCATATATCTTTTAAAGATGGCAGACTTTATGTCCCAAAAGAAAAACAAACATTGCAAAAATTTCTTGCACTACATCCAGAAAACGGTAGAAAATTTATAGAACATAATCCTGTTCAAATAGCCGAAGATGATTTAAGTGTACTTGAATTAGAAATTGAAGCATTAAATGTTGCAAAAGCAATAGAAGTAGATCACGCGGAAGCGATATTGAGGTCAGAGATCGGAAATGAGGTATCTAACATGACTTCTAAGGAGCTTAAAAGAGATTTGTTGTTATTTGCTAAAAACAATCCTACATTGTTCTTAGAATTAGCAAATGATGAAAATATTAATGTTAGAAATATGGGTATAAAAGCCGTAGAAAATAATATTATTACTCTTTCAAATGATCAAAGAACATTTACCTGGTCATCTACAGGTAGAAAACTTATAACAGTACCATTTGATGAAAATCCATATTCAGCTTTAGCTGCTTGGTTTAAAACAGATGAAGGTGTTGAAGTTTATCAAACAATTGAAAAAAGATTGAAATAATCGTTTATAGTGGTTAGGCCGCTATATGCGGCTTAATCATTATATAAATTAAACATATGGCAATATCAGTAAATTCAGTATATAGAACCGTACTTTCAATAATTAATAAAGAAGGCAGAGGATATTTAACACCTGAACAATTTAATAAAATTGGTGCTCAAGTGCAATTAGACTTACTTGAAAAATCATTTTTTGATTATAACAGAGCAATGAATAGGAAAAAAAGTTTTGTTGTAAATGATGAATATGGAGATTTGCCAAGAAATATAAAAGAAAAAATAGATATATTATCTAAAGAAGCTACATTAAGTATATCAACAGGTGCTTCAACATTACCTGCTGACTTATATAGAATTATAAATATAACATCAGGAAGTAGAACAATTAACTTACAAGAAGTTAAAAAGTCTGAATTATCATATATAAATGCTTCAAAATTAACTAAACCTACTTTAGACTATCCAGTATATTATTTAGAATCAGCGTCTGCAAGTACTTCAAATCAAGCAGTAACCTCTAATACAGGCACGCCTTCTATGAATACTAAAATAAAATTTTTACCTACAACATTAACGTCTGCTCAGATAGATTATGTAAAAATTCCACAAGAACCTAAATGGGGCTTTACGAGAACAACTAATAATGCTTATAATTATCAAGCATCAACATCATATGATTTTGAACTACATAAGTCTGAACAAGTTAATTTAGTTATAAAAATACTTGCGCATGCAGGTGTTGTGGTCAAAGATCCTACATTAATACAAATGGCAGGAAATGAAGAAAATAAAAAAATACAACTTGAAATAACTAGATAATGGCACTACTACAAGAAACAGCATATCAATATTACGAGTCTAGCCAAGTATTTGTTGCTTCGGCAAGTCAACAAAATTTTACAATAACCTTAGATCCTGTCCCAGCTAGCGCAGATAAATTTCTTGTATATGTTAATGATGTAGAACAAACTTCAGGTTTTACATATACAGCATCAACAGGTGTTTTAGCTTTTACAGTAGGTCGTTCAGCACAAGACGTAGTAAAAGTATTATTGAAAGATAAAGGATTAGGTAAATATAGATACATTAAACTAAATGATATTATAAATAACTATTTGGTTGCTTATGTAGGTGATGGAAAAATTATTGATAGCGCTAAAAAAACTGATATAATGTTTCACGCGAAACGAGGTATACAAGAATTTAGTTACGATATATCAAGGGTTGAAAAAATACAAGAAATAGAATTAGGCCCAAGTTTATCAATGCCTATGCCTCAAGACTATGTTGGCTACACTCGCATATCTTGGGTTGATGATAATGGTATTGAAAGATTAGTACATCCTTTTAGATTTACTTCAAAACCATCATTTAACCCATTACAAGATGATGAATATAACTATCTATATGATGCTGATGATGACATATTAAAAGGTACTTCTGTTATAGACGCTAGATTTAAGGACTTTGATCCAAATAAAATATCAGGGTCGGTTTCTAATACAGAATTAAGTGAAAGTATTTATGACAGAGGCGTAGATAGAATGGCAATGCACGGTGGAAGACATGGATTAAGTGCTGAAACAGCTCAATCAAACGGATATTTTATAATTGATGAAGCAGGTGGCACAATTAATTTTAGTAGTGATATGGCTGAAAGATTAATTACTTTAAAATATGTATCTGATGGGTTAGGCACTGATGATGAAATGCAAGTACATAAATTTGCTGAAGATGCAATATATAAATATATAACTCATGCTATAGCTTCTGCTAAAGCTAATATGCCTGAATATATTATAAATAGATTTAGAAAAGAAAGAAGAGCAGCAATGCGAAATGCTAAAATAAGATTATCAAATTTAAAAACTGCAGAAATTGCTCAAGTAATGAGGGGCAAATCTAAACAAATTAAATAGCACATATGCCAGAACTTAAAAATACCTTTTTAGAAGGTAAAATGAATAAAGACTTAGATCCTCGTTTATTGAAAAACGGAGAGTACATAGATGCACAGAATGTTCATGTAACCAAGTCTGAAGGTTCTAACGTGGGTACTGTGCAAAATATTTTAGGTAATAAATTAGATTATACTACAGGGGAATTAAAGACTGGTGACGCTAGTATAGGTATTGTAACTACTAATACTTCTGACGGAACTAATGCGGCAGGCGCTGGCTACAGTGGAACTCCTGGTGTAACATCTGGTTTTACTACAAGTGGTAGTGGTATTGGTGGTAATTTTACTATTAAAATAAGTGGCGGCGCTGTAACAAGTGTTAGTATAAATGCTAAAGGATCTGGTTATAAAGCTGGAGATACTATAACAATAAGTAAAGACACTGGTACACCTGCTATTGGTGGTTCAACTAGTGTTGTATTAACATTAAGAGAAGAAGATATACTACATCCTGAATATGCTGGTACTGTAATAGGTTATTTTGCTGATTCTGAAGCAAAAGATGGTGTATATTCTTTATATTATTTTGTAAAAGGAACATCACTTTATAAAGATAATATATATTGTTATCAATATGGGCTTACTGCTCCAACACCATTAATAGATAATACAAGTGATTTTTTAAAATTTGATGAAAATTTTTTAATAACGGGTGTTAATATAATTGATGATTTATTATTTTGGACTGATAATAAAAACCAACCAAGAAAAATAAATGTTAAAACCGCAAAAGCTGATGCTTCATATTATAATAATGAAGATAAAATATCAGTTGCAAAATATTACCCATATACAGCACCAAAAGTTTTAAGACAAGTTGATGGTACAGATCACTGTGGAATTCAAACTTTAAAAACAAAAGCAACTTTAGTTACACCAGCTCCTAGCTCTAGTAAAGTTTTAACTATTGATGCTTCTACAGATACAAATCATGAAATTCATGTTGGGCAAGAAGTATATAATGCTAGTGGAACTTATTTAAGCAAGGTTGCTTCAGTAAGTGCTGATGGTTTACAAATTACTGTTAGCGATAACGTAAGCTTAAATGTAGGAGACGTAATAACTTTTTTAAATCAAAACAATAGACTTGAAGAAAAATTTGTTAGATTTGCTTATAGGTTTAAATTTAAAGATAGTGAGTATTCATTAATATCTCCATTTACACAACATTGTTTTATACCTCAAACTTATAATGATTCATATACGGGCCATAATGCAGCTGGTCTGACAGATGCTCAAGAACTAGCGGCGGCTGAATCAACAGTATTAGAAAGTATGATTAATGATGCTGCGTATGTTAATTTACAAATAGAATTCCCGCATGAGAACCCCACGGCTGAATATGAAATTGAACATATTGAGATTTTAATAAAAGAGTCGAATAGACCTGATATAAAAAGTATAGCGCTATTAGATATAAATGATGATAGTGTGAGTAGCAATAAAATATATAATTATACTTATAAAGGTAGTTTACCGTACAAAACATTACCCGAACAACAATTAACAAGAGTATATGATAATGTTCCCGCTAAAGCTAAAGCTCAAGAAATAGTTGGTAATAGAGTTGTTTATGGTAATTACCAAGAAAATCCTCAAAATAAACCTTATGACAATGGCGAAAGTTATTCTTTTGATTATAATATTACCGTAAGTGATAAAAATGATACTCAAAAATTTAGTACTCAATATCCTTATCATACAATAAAAACAAGAAGAACATATCAAGTGGGAATTGTGTTGGCTGATAAATATGGAAGACAATCTCCAGTATTTTTATCTGACAATACTGAAAACTCTATTATAGCTGTTGCTGCTAAAGCTAGTAATGAAACAGCAACAACCTGGAATGGTGAAGCTTTAGAAATAACTTTTAATAAAAGAATACCTTCTTCAGATAGAAATGGTAAAAGTATTTTGCATAGCACTACAAATCCAACGGGATGGTATACATATAAAATTGTTGTAAAACAAAATGAATATGAATATTACAATGTGTATGCTCCATCAGCAAAAGATGGCATTCCTAATGCAAGAGTTCAACATTCACATTCTTCATTATATTATACAGATGCAGATAAAAGAACATGGCTAGTACTTCATGGTGATAATATAAATAAAGTACCTAGAGATACAACACAAGAATCTGTAGATGATAATTCTGTATTTCCTACTGATGTAGATTTATTTCCAAAAGTAAATTCTGGTTTAACAAATATAATGGATGCTGGTCCTTTATTAGATATTATAAGCGTAGGTAAAGCTTTGGATCACGGGCTAGAATTATTTGATGAACAACAATCTGGATCAGATCAAGAAAAAAATCATACTTATTTAATTTTTCATAATTGGAAAAAAAATCCATTACTAGCAGAGCTACCTGAGGGATACGGAGAAACAATTACTATGTCAAATTTAAGTTCCAGCCCTGCTGATCAATCTCCTTTAGACTTAATCAGCTCTATAGGATTTTCTGTTTGGGAAACAAAAGGTTTTGAAAGTGCATTAGACATATATTATGAAACAGTAACTTGTGGGTTAATATCAACATTAAACAATGAAATATTAACTGGTCCAGGTGCCGCTGCTCAACCAACAAATATTAAATTTAGTGATGGAACACAAGCAGCAAATTTACCTGAAGGACAATCTGCTCCATCTGTTGTAGGATCAACACACCTCCAAACATTTGATCAAAACGGAAGTCAAATAGCTAACTCAGGCATAACTTATTCTGTAATTAGTGTTTTAAAAAATGGAGTAGAAATAGATACAACAGCAGGAAACTTTTTTAGTATTGAAGATCCTGGTAATAATCAACAACAACTTAAAATAACAAATAATAAATTTTATTTTGGTACCAGCAGCGATACATATACTGTTAGAATTAAGGCTATAAATTCAAGTAATCAGTCTGTAGAAATAGATTTTACAATATCAATAACAAATTCAACACCAACATTGATATTACCAGATACAGCAGCCCACCCGCATTTTAGTTCAACAGGTGTGATTATTACTCCATCGTCGGCAGTAAACGGTAGTGCAGATCCAACACAAAATACTACAAATATTACACATAGTATAGAAAGTGTTACATATGATCCAACAGGGGCTAATGAAACTACTGATACACATAAAAATAAATTTACTATTAATAGTAGTACAGGTGTAGTATCTGCTAATAGTCATACATTCCCTGATAGTGAAGTTGGTAAAGTTTATAGAGTAACTACTAAAATTAATGATAATAGTGGACAAAATGGTACAAATACACATACTGATAGTTGTGATGTTACAATAGGCGGATGGTTATGGGGCAATTTTAGATTTTCAACTGGGTTCAATGGTATATGCCCAGCATATTGCGGTAATACATCACCACAAGCATTTTATGTAAAAAGACCAGCTAGCAATACATCTACATCTTTAACAATACAAGTTGGTGATTTAATATATTCAAACGCGGCATTAACTACATCTTTTAGTGCTGGGTATATTATAACCCAATTAACAGGGGGTGATGATGGAACAGGTTTAAATACAAAAGTAATAGGAGGAGCTGTTGACTCAGTAGACAGAGATAATCTTTGTTCAGGTTATAGTTGTTAGAGAATAATAAAAATGTGTAATAATTAAATAATATGGCGACAACAAAAGAAATCGGTTATTTTAACTCTATATTTATTAAAAGTTATGATTTTGCAAACAATGACAATATTCCTAATGAAAGATATTATATAGAAGAAGCAAGAATAAAAGGTGGATTTAATGAAGCATTTATGGAGCCAGGTGTTAGAGCATATGCTGTTAATGATGATTATACTGTTATAAATAGAAAAAATGCAATGATTTATTCTGGCATTTATAATTCAAAAACAGGTGTTAATGAAACAAATCAATTTCCTATTGGCGCTAATATAACAAAAGCCGTAGATATAACAGACGGTTCAATTCAAAAGCTACATGCTGAAGATAGAGAGTTATTCATATTACAAGAAGATAAATGTAATGCTGCGGGTATAAACAAAGACTTTATATTTACAGCTGAAGGACAACCATTATCAACATCTTCTAAAATTGTTATAGGACAAGTAAGAACATTCTTGGGTGTATATGGTATAAGTTTAAACCCAGAAAGCTTTGCCGTTAAAGGAAATAGAAAATATTTTACAGATAAAAAAAGAGGGGTTGTTTTAAGATTATCAAGAGATGGTTTAACTGAAATATCAAATTTTGGTATGCGAGATTATTTTAAAGACAACCTTAAAAGTAATGATAAACTTATTGCATTATATGATAATGTAAAAGACCAATATATATTACATTTAAAAGATACTGGTAAAACTATTGGATTTGATGAAACATCAAAAGGTTGGACTAGTTTTTATACATACTATCCAGAAGCTGGGTTTTCATTAAACTCATCTATGTATACTTTTTATCAAGGTAATTTATATCATCATTATAAAAATACAAATTATAATGTATTTTATGGAGCTGACGCAAAAGAATCAAATATAACATTAGCTATGAATTCTGATGTTTCAACAGTTAAAACTTTTAAAACATTAGCTTACGAAGGTAGTACAGGTTGGTCGGCTAGCGAAATTAAAACAGATTTAGATGGCGATGACGCTACTACTTATAGTGATTTAGCAAAAGATATAGCTAAATTTACTTACGATTTTGGATATGATGATAATAATGATTTTATTAATATATTACCGTCAATGTTTGAAAAGAAAGAAAATAAATATTTTTCTGTATTACAAAATGGTGCGCCAGATCCTCTTGAGAATGAAATAATATTTGGGGAACAAATATCAGGTGTGAAAGGCATGTATATGAATGCTAAATTAAAAACAACAGAAAATAGTAAACAAGAATTATTTGCAGTTTCAAGTGAGGTTGCAATATCATCAAAATAAAAAATTATGAGTGGTTTTATGAAATTTCTCGGCGGTGGCGGAGGTTCTTTAATAGGTGCAGGTATTAGCTTAATAGGTGGACTTATTGGTGCTGGTAAAGCTAGAAAACAAGCAAGAGCTATGGCTAAACAAGCTAAGGATTTAAATGATAGAATTGAAGGCTTTAATAGACAAAAAGTTATAAATCCATATGCTAATGTTAAAGATTTAAGCTCAATGGTTTCAAATCCATTTGAAAATTTACAAGTAGCTACTGAAGCCGCGGAAATGAGAGCAAGAGAACAGGATTTATCATTAGCAACAACATTAGATACGTTAAGAGCGACTGGGGCTGGTGCAGGTGGGGCTACAGCATTAGCACAAGCGGCATCAAGAAGTAAAGCTAATATTGCCGCGAGTATAGAGCAGCAGGAAGCTCAGAACTCAAGATTAAGAGCGCAAGGTGAATCACAAATGCAACAATTACAAATGAGAGAAGCCGCAAGAGTACAAACAGCAGAAGCGCAGGGTAAAGCATTTATGTTTGGTGCTCAAGAAAAACGTGAAATGGCAGAATTAAATAGATTAGCAGCATTACAACAAAACGCAGCGGGTCAAGCAGCACAATTAAGAGGTCAAGCAAGTGCAATGACAGGTCAAGCATTAGGATCAGTTGGTAGTATATTAGGGGCTATGGGAGGTATGGCAGCTTATAAAAATTATTTAGGCGGTAATGCAAACGCGCCTACAGCAGGTGGCGACGCGGGTGCAGGCGGAAGCGGATCAGCTTTTCCAATAGTTTACGGAGCAGCTAAT